GTTCTTGCTAATCGGTAAAATTGAATTCCTCCTTGAATACCAATAAAACTCATATCAATTGTAAACGATAGAATTTTAGGAATATTAAGAAGTTCTAAAAGTAATTTTCCTGCTTTTTGAGTTTTGGTTTGGTTTTTTAATTCTAATTTATAAGCTTCTTTGTCGTAAACTTCTTTCCACTTCATAAGTTCGGCATCTAGTTCGGCTAATTTAGAATCAATCGGCAAAGGTTTTCTTTCTTTTTTAGAAAAATCTTTTTCATCAAGTCTTCTTTTTAATTCGGCAATTCGCTTAATTCTAGCATTTTTAGCTAATTCAATTCGTTTTTTCTCAGCTAATCCTGCGTCTTGACGCATTTGCTCCATTGTTGGAACAAATCCGCGGTTGGCTAATTTTACAAATGAGTCGGTTAATTCGTCAACTTGAAAAGGCGTTGTACTTGCAAAATCTACAATTTGATCCATTGCCGCCTTAGCGGCTGAATTACTACCTAAAGCCGTCGTTAGTACGGCCTCCATCTTTTGGAATTCAACGGTAGTGTCTAGGATTGCTTTGCCAAAAGAAATAAGCTGGTCAACTGCAAAAACGCTGGCCAAAGTTTTACCAACGTCCGAAAAAGCGCCCGACATTTTTTTAGTCGAGGCAATCGATTCGTCGTTTGATTTTGTAACGCTTTTACTTATTCCGTCAACCTCCGATTTTAGCTCGGACATTGCTTTATTAAAATCCTTTAATTGCGCGACAATGTCAACGTTTAATTTTGCGCTCATTGTATTTTGTTTGTTATCGTGTCAAAACTGGCTTGTTCTTCAAATTTAAGGTTTTGCCAAGTAAGTCCAATTTCATAGGCTTTTGCCTTTTCTTCAGCGGTTGGAATTACAATTGGTTTGGCGTCTAGTAAAGGAATGCGCCAATACTTATCAGGCTTTCGAATTAAATCCCCTTTTTTAGTAACATTAACGTTGTTTAATTGCACCCAAATAGTCCTAAATAAATTCTCTTCTTTGCTTTGCCTTATTTGGTATCCGTATGCAATGGATTGATACTCGGCAAAAGACATAAAATAAAAGGAGTCAGGTGCAATACCTAACTCCCCAATGGCGTAATGGCAAACGTCTTTAAATGTTATTTTTTTTTTGACTCGCCAGCTTCAGCGCTTGGGTAATCAATTTTTGTAATTGAGCTTATGCCTTGCATAATTACTTGGACAACTTTGCCAACCTCGTCCGCTGGATTAGAATCCACCCAGTCAATAATATCTATTTGATCTAAGGTAAATTCTTTGTCGTTGTATAACGCATCTACATAAATAGCCGCGTAAATAAACTTTGCGATTGATTTAATTTGACCAACGCCTGGCTTGGTTAAAGCCTCAATTGTTTCTTGGACGTCATAGCCAAGGCCCTCGCTAAAATGCAACAAGGCACCCATTCCAAATTTTACGGAATAGGTGCCACCATTAATCGTAATAATTGTTCTGCCTGTGTGATTCATAGGCGAAATATAATACTAATTAAGTAGATGCTGGTACTACGGTTGCCTTAAGTAATGGACCTTTTCCAGTAAATTCTACGGAATAAGTTACCGCGGCCTCCATTTCAGCTGATACGCTGATTGATGCAACGCTAGCGTTTCCGTAAAATACAAGGTCTCCAGTTACGTTGGTGGTAAACTTCAACGCAACAACAGTACGACCGCTCAAAAGCGTGTAAATGTCGCCTACGTTGTTTGTGTCGTCAAATGCAACCAATCCGTCAGTTGAAACTGACCAATCACGCAATCCAGCGATATGATCGGCCCATCCGCCATCGTCTTTGCAAGTTGCATCCGCAAGGTCAACGTTTACGGATAATTCTGAAGAGGTTGCGCATCCAATCATTACGTTGTCAAGGTAAACGTTTAAAAGGGTGCCATTAAATTTGCCAGCAGTTGCCATATTTGTATGAGGTTAAATTCTAATTTTTTTTAAAAATAAAAGGACTTTGAATAATTGCAAAACAATAAATTTTAAGTGTAGACCAAAAAGTTGCCGTCTTGATCTATAATTATTTCGAATAATTCGTCAACAATAAACCGCTCGGCTGGTAAAATTGTTGGATAAAGTCCGCCAACACCTTTAAAGGTTGCCGAAATTGTTGCAACATTTTCCATAGGTGCCGACTGGCTTAACGATTCAATCATTGCCAGGCCAATAAAAGTTAAATTGTCGTCTTGCCCAGCTGACAAATAAACGCGCTCACGATTAACGTAAGCGTTGAATAAATCGCCAAAGGAAAAGCCGTCTTGAATGTAAAACGATTCGCTAGATAGGGACCACGAGGCAAGCTTGGAAATATGGTCCGCAAAATATCCCGACTCGTTGCTTGTCTTATCAAGTTGTCCCATTTCAGCGGACAACTCGTAAGCAGTTGACTTGGCAACTCTGTCAAGTCCAACCGTTACAAATAAAGCAGAGCCGTTAACCTTACCCATCAATCCAATTTTCAATTGTCATTATTTCCCGATGGACAATGTTAGTGTCCGTAATACTTGAAAGGCTAGTTTGTTGCACCAGCTTTGCGGTTACAATTTTGCCAACCTGGAGCGCCAAATAATTCTCGGGATAAAGGCAAACGATTTGCAAAATAAAGTCAGCGATTAAATCAGCGTCAATGCGTCCGTATGGCGCAAGTTTAGCCGTTACAACGTCCAAAGTTATCGTGGTAATGTAATTATATTCCTGGTTGTCTTTGTCGTCTTCCTGGGTCTGATTTCCAATTAAAATGTAAGGGAATTGCGCGTTATCAGGCGCAAAAGTATCGTAACAAGGGACTGGTAAACCATTGTAATTAATCGTATTATTTAAAGCCGTCCAATAAGCCTTGCGAATAAATGGTTTTATATTTCTCATTTGTCAAGTAATTTTTTTAACGTGCGCTCAATGTTTTTTGGCAATTCTGTCCGTTGTTTAAATACCTCAGGATAAAAAAACGGTCTTGCTGGTAAGTTTACTTCTTTAACTCCATCGCCTTTGTATTGGGCCGCAAAATCGCTTAACTCGCTTGGCACCTTAACGCTGGTCCCAGTTCCAAACTCAACATAAGGAGCGTAAGCTGCGCCAACTTCAACGCCTCCAGTTATTTGGTTTTTACTTACTTTAATTGGCGTTGATTGAATGCTATTTTTTAGCGCTCCAGTATTAACCCTAACCTTATTGGCCGCCTCGCTTTCAATTGCCAGCATTGAATCTTCAACCTCCGCCCGTACATAGTCGGCAACGTCGTCCTCTAAGTTTTTTAAATACTTATAAAAGGCGTTTAGGCTTTGCTTGTTAAATTCAATACTTAACATTTAAAATCGTTCAGTTGCGATAATTTTTAGCATTCTGTCGTATTCCTCGAGATCGTTTATTTCGCTTATTACAAATGTCCTTTGGTTGTAAATAATATGCATGGATTTTGTAACAGGCGCAAGCTCGTTTTTCCTTATAAGAATTTCCCATTGGTTTTTAATAACCATTTGGTCCTCGCTATTTTGACGCGTACCGCTAAGATTTGTAACCTTTGCCCAGCAAATATATGTCACGCTCATTCGCGAATAAAAACCGCCATATCCGTCACCAAATAAATTTGGATTTAGAAATTGGATGCGCTCGCGTAAATCACCAGCTTTAATTTGATTGTTTGTCCTCACGCTCCAAACCAGTTATAAGTTTTATAAGGCATCAACAAGGCTTTGACTCCCAAAGGAAATTCTGCCACAATAGTACCAACAATAACGTCCTCGCGGCGTTCGTAAAGCGTGTTTACCATCATTTTAACGGCAAGCTTTATGTCCTCGGGAACTGTTGTAAATCCAGCGGTATAAATCATTTTAAACTTATAAGACTGTGCGCCGCCTATAATGTTAATCTTTGGAAATAATCCAACGTTTAACTGGTAATTTAAAGCCGTTTCAGCATTGTTTTGATCTAGCGTTACAACCTTAGTAACATCGCCAGCAGCAACCAAAGGACCATAAGGAATTTGCCATTGGTAAGGAAATCCAAACGATTCAATTGTAACTGTCTTGCGAATAATTGCCTTACCCATGTACGACTCGCAATGTAGGCGCGCCACTTTTATAAGGCTAGTAATTAAAGTATCCTCGGCAGCTCCGTCAATTCTTGCGTATTCTTTTGCCTCTGCCAATGTAATTGGCTCGGTAACTGGCGCCACGTCTGCAAACTGGATGGAATATCCTGTAAAAGACGAATTGCTTGGCGTATATAGTAAATCACTCATTGTATTGTTTTTTTGCTTTGTCAACGATAAAATTAAAGAATCTTTCTAGTTCTTGGTCTTGGTATTTTAGGCGTTCCTCTGCAAGGTTGCGCATTATGTTTTGGTGGAAATCGTATAAAATTTCGTCGCTCATTAATTCCTCAATCTTTGCCGCCATGCCGTCTAAATCGTCACGATCAAAGTAAAGACCAGCAGCGCCAAGACATTCCTTTAAGCCGTCCGTAGGCGTGCATATTACTGGCAGCCGATTAATTGCCGCCTCTAAACCTACGCGCCCGTATGACTCATAAAATGACGGGACAAGCACAATGTTGGTTTTTCCGTAGATCAAATGCACGTCAGGAGTTTGGGCCACATACTTTAAATTCTTTAGCGTGTCGTCAATGATTTGCTCGCCGTAGCTTCCAAGTACGCCAAGAAATTTGCGCTTAGGCAATCGCTTTGCCAGTTCAATTAATATGTTTCCGCCTTTGTTCTCGTTGCAATTAATAAGCGTAATGTATTGCCCATGCTTGCGGTTGTACTTTACATCCTCGGGGAAAATTGGCGGCTTGCAAACAATTGACGCGTTTGGGTAAGGCCCGTTTTGTACGTTCTTTTCGTTTGCCTTGTTGTTGTAAACAACATGAATATTTTGCGCTTTAAACCTTACGTTTCTATAATCCGAATCGTTATGGCTTAAAAAAATCAATTGCTTTTTTAATTTACGCGCCCAATTAATTGAAACTCATA